AACTACCTTATCTGCTTGATAACTAGCAATTTCAGTTCCACCACGAACCAGTCTAATCTTTACACTATCAGAACTGATTCCTGCTGCCTCATTGGACATAATCTTATTTCTCCAGCTCTTAGCAACTGCCGGCTTTCCCATGGTCTTTGTAACTTCTAACTCATCAGTTGTCTTAATTACTTCATTTCCTCTTTTAAGTGTGATTTGCATTTTCTTACCTCCTGATATCTTCGTTAATACACCTTTTCCTACTTCACGTTTCTTAGCAATATCTACTGCTCTGTAACGTTTTCCACACTTCTCACAAACTAAGAAGTCGAATCGATCGTCATAATCAATATTTCCATTACAGATAGTACCATCATCATTCGGTCTATCACAATGGAGCTTATCCCAATCGATATCATATACGTAGGGGAAGTCTAGTAATACCGGTCCGAAACCATACCGAATTCCCCAGTTCATAAAGAACTTGATACCAAAGTCTTCCAACAATAACTCTTTCTCTGTTACAAAGTATTCACAGAGAGAATAGATATCGTCCCACATTTGGTAAAACTCAACACTGTTTCTGATTCTACCAACTTTCTCAAACACACCAACTGCACCATCAGCAGATACTTCAAAACACTTAGTACAATAAGGTTTGAGAATAAATTGATTGTTATACTCAGCCGGATTATCATGGATTCCCACATTGTCAATAGCTACCTTAACAGCGATGTGTGGATAGTTTGGATGTGTGAATACCGACCTATTTGTTCCTCCGGCAAGTTGCGTAAATCCTCTTCTTGCCATAATATCTCTTATAGCAAAGATTCTCTTTTCTCCATTACCAGAAAGCTTAGCAGATGTAATTACTCTATGAATTGCATCTAAGTCTTGTGGCATTAGTAATGTAGATAATGATGGTGCTTGTAATGAATCGTAATACTCGTCTAAGGTTGTAGTAATACCTTCATACATAGCTAACACTACTGGGTTATCGGAGAAAGAGCCATCATAATCGTACACATTATTTAGATTCATAATTACTCACTCTTTCTTCGTCTATCACCATATACGGACTGAATCTGTTTGAACTGTTCAGCCATATCTTCAGCACCTTCTTTAAACTTCCTCATCCTATCTGTCATCTGATAAGCTTCCCCGCTAACAATTCTAGCTGGATCTTCTGATACATCTGCTCTATAAGGACTCTTTGGTAAGTTTGTATAAGACTTAACTCCCTGTATATCTATCATATGTCCACCACTACGATCATACAGGTTCTTTAATATTTGCATCTTCTCGGCAGAGAACTCACCTCCTGGAGCTGCCATTACCGGTCTTGCAGTAAGAAACTCTGGTCTTATACCAGTTCTTTTAGCTTCTTCTGTATGGTTATAGATGTTTGTCTTGAATCGATTGGAATCATACTGTCTAAACTTAGCATTTCTCATATCCAACAACCGATCATTTATAAACGCATTTCTCACCAACTCATGTCCATGATTTAGGTAGTAATCCAGATTACACGTTTCTCCGGGTTTCAATCCCAACATCTTGTCATGAGAATCTTTGATCTTCTTATACAATGCTGCACGAGCTTGATCTCTCATAGGTTGATAATAATACATTTCACGCAGCATATCATTGTCGATATGTGCTACTTCTCTAACTAGTCTTAACTCCTCCATTTCTTTCATTTCAGACGGTGACAACTTACCATAGTTGATACCGAATCCCATACTCTTGTTAGCCCTTTCCATAGCATCCTCCAGCTGCTTTAAAGGGTTATGTGCCTCTCTAACTGCTCTATCCTCTTCTTCTGTATACTCCTTTCCAAAGTATGAATTAACTGCGGCATGTAAGTCGCTATATAAGTCACAAGTGTTCTTCTTGTATTGTTCAAACTCTGAACGATACATATTATACTGCTGCATGGTTGGTAAACCATATGTCATATTGTAAATGCTAGCAGCTTCCTCTTCTCTACGCTTCTGTTCTGCAACTCTCCTCTCTTCATCGGAAATCAACATATCAACTGGAACATTTTCTGTGAAATGGCTGATATCCATACTATATAAGATATCGCCATAAGTTGGATCAAACGAGTTATGCCAATATGGATTCGCATTGTAATTCATCATTGCTCCGGTATACGGATTACGAATCGTTGTTGATGTATAAGGGTTTCTACTGTTGTTCATATAGTCGAGATACTTATTACCAGTAGAACCCTGTTGTTGTGCAAGATATGGATTGTATCCATTATTGTAAGTAACTGTACCACTCTGAACATACTGGTCTTGAGGTTGTGGTGGTACTTGCTGTTGCATATATAGATTTCCGTACATTGGCTGTTGAGCCATATAAGGATCTCCGTACATCGGTTGTTGCTGCATATAGGGGTTTCCGTACATTGGTTGTGGTTGCATATATGGATTACCCATCATTTGTGGTTGTGCAGGAATCATATTTCCAAACTGATCATATGCAAACATTGATGGTTGCATCATAGGAATTGCATTACCAAATTGGTCATATGTAAATTGAGACGATTGAAATCCCATGTTTTGATACATTGGAGGATTCATAACCTGGTCAAAAGGCATATCTTGATACTGACTTTCTCTCATTTGCTTTTGTTCCATAGAATCTGTAGAGAAAGCATTGATATGGTTCTGATGAGTTTGTCCTTGAGGTTCAAACCCTCCCTGCATAGCATTCATATTTCTGTCTGTGAAGATGTAGTCTACACTACCGTCAGGTCTTTCACAAACAATTGGACCATTCATACCAGGAGTATATGGTCTTGGCTCTGGCATAGAATAGTCATTCTGAATCATTTGCTGTACTTGCTGTGGCTTAATATAATTTGGTGCTGCAGCTCCATACTTTGCATTCATTTCTTGCTGATACTCTTGTGTACCATACTTCGGTCCAACATAGTTCTGTTTTACAAAGTCTGGCATTTCATCATACGATGTTCTAGACTGAGCAATTCTCCTCTCATGCTCTAAGTCATGTGCCATCTTATCATTCATAGCCTGGTTACTACACAGGTATGATTCTGATGTACTGTTAAATTGGGGTGAATATCCCGTAGGATATCCACCTCCTGTATTATCAAATGGTTGATCTGGGTATAATTTCACATTCATACATATTTACCTCTTTTCTTTCGTATTCGCTTGTAATATTAAGTATCACGGTCTGTTATTTTCTAATATTACAAATATACCTCCTCATAGATATATTATCTTTCCAACGTCCAAGTTGATTGCTCTCCTTTTTCAATCATTGCTTGAACGATCTTTGTTGCTATATCTTCACTCACTCCTTCAATTCCTATTAAGAATTCATACATGGTTTCTGGTTCAAAATCCATTGCAGAATACTCTTGACAGGAATCTTGCCCATCGGTGTATCCACTAGCATACACCGATAGAGCCCATTGATTCATTTGATTGAACGTGTATCTTTTCATCATCTGATACTGTCCAAAATTTAGTGGTTTAGCCATGCTCCCCATAAAATCACCTTAGCTTTTCTTATTATCCTCTGGATCGCAATTAAACATTTCCTCTTCAATCTTGTCTGTAAACATTACAGCATGTCTCATCTTATCACCATTCTCTTTTGTGATACTATCAATATCTTCAAGAGTCTTAATCCAAGAATTGATATCGTAATCTTTGCTTACAAATTCGATAGCTTCTCTTACATTGTTTGGATCGTATGTGAATTCCAATGCTGGAATTAGCATAGGAACTCTCTTCTTCTTTTTGGTCTTCTTAAACACTAACCGATAACCCATTGTCTTGAGTCTCGTATTAAGAATCTCTGCAGACCTATTTTTAGATTCGCGATCGATCTTTATATCTACATCATATGGATCTCCAGTAGCCAACTTTTCTACCAATCTTCTACCATGAGGTGATAGAGAATGAAGCATTAAGTTTAACACTACTATTTCTGGACCCATATGTAAGAACTCACCAGTCTCCATCTGACCAAACTTGATAGATGTAGAGGAGAATGGTTCGTTATAGGTTTTAGATGCTTTAGACTTAGCATTCTCATTCTTGATATTTGTAGAAGATAAAGACACTGCTGAGAATTTCTCTTCAGCAAACTGTTTTAGTCTAATACAATATTGAGGTGCTATAATCATTGTTCTTCTTGCTGGTACAAATCTTATATCCCCATTACTGTTTACAATGGGAACAAATGGTCTTTGTAACTTTGCAAATGGGAACATCTTGTACAACGTATCCAACTTATCAATTGTCATAACTTCTGTAATCGGTAAGTTAGAAGTTGGAATACATGTCTTTGAAATGATACTCTGTAAGAAGATAACTCTTTCATTTTCGTCAAGACTATCCACATAGAGTCTCATCTTTTCATACAGAAGCTCCGATACAATCCGGATATAATCCAGTATCATATTAAAAGCTTCATCGATTCCCACATTATTATTTCTAATATGGTCTAATATACACATTGAAATATTGTTTAGCTCCAACTCAAACATCTGTCCTGGATTTTCTCTTCCGTACATTGTTGATGAGTTTTTGATCATATCTACATGCATACCATTAGGCAGTTTCGGCATCAATTCGTGTGGTATGATCTTTGATACTACACCTTTTCCACCGTAACGATCTGCTACCTTATCTCCAACCTCGAGTTTTCGTTCTTCCATAATGGTAAACTCTAATTCTACTTTGGAGAATTTATTCTTGTCTAAGAATTGAACACCATTTACTTCTTGCTGGCAAGTAGTAAACAGCTTATTCAAATCATAAGTCATACTATAACCATTAGCAATATATGGACCAACAAGAGATAAGATACTATTACACATTCTCATGCGATCATTGTAATAGTATAGTAACTGTTGGTTATATTGTCCGGTTTGTAACTCTTCTCGATTGTTACAATACAATCTGATATCTAATACTGTACCAGTTATGGTAATCTTTGTATCAGACATTTCGATTTGTCTCAATCTTGAGATTGCTTGAGAGTATATAGATTCCTCTTTATTCTCTCTTCGATATGCTAAGAGTATTCCATTCTCAATCTTTTCACCGATGTCTGGAAATACCTTGTATCGATTTTCGTCACCGTAGATATTCAGAGGGATATCATTATCATTTAAGATAACACTAACCTTCTTAATCAATGGGGCTTCCATTTTTTCACATGCGATATCAGAAACAAGAACAGAGTCTTCCATATTGTCATCTAGTGACATATATGCTACATTAAGATTTGTTCCATTTGTCTTGTTTCCAAACTTATCGAATCCGATACTTCTTCTAAGAGTTGTACCCTTAGGAATATAGGAACCGACTTCGTAACTATCGATGATGTTGTTGTTGTAAAGATATCCATAAACTTCTGTCTTATGTTTATAAGATATTCTTTCTACAACGTGTAGTTTCTTCTTTTCTGGATCTTCCAGAATGAGATAGTAGTTATGTTCTCTTGCTTGAGAAAATCTCTCAATCTTCCCAATTACATTATAACCAGTATCCGTTGTTAATATAGAAGATGACTTATTTCCAAAGTCATTTTCTGAACCTGTTGCTACATATGGAACCTCACTATGAGTCAACACTAATGTATGTGACTGGTGGATTCCGTTCATAATCTTTCTTGGTCCCGAATTGGTAATATTGTTCGGGATATTTAAACCTTTTCCTAAAAGATGTTCTGGAGACTTTGCATTCTGTGCAAAGTCTCTTACAACATCCATAACATTTTCTGCCATTGTGTTTCCTCCTAATTCGTCCAATTGTGTTTTATAAAATACACAAATATGCTTCTCAATATTATAATATATTTACGACTGCATATTTAGTATACCATCCAACAAGCTATTTACACCGGTAGGATTGTACTGTGCTTTCATATTGCCTAAAAGAGTAGAAAGTGCAGCATTTGCAGATCTGGAGAACTCTTCTGCAAAGTCAGTATCTGTAAGAATTCTCTCTTTGAACTCCTTTTGAGTGAATTTTGTCTCAGATGCTATGTTGTTGAAGTGCATATATGCACCCTTAGACTCAATATAACCACCACTCTTTAGGAAGATGAATAATGACAGTATGGGGTCATATCCATAATCATATGTAAAGAGCAGAGGAATAGCTCTTCCAGGAAGATTGGATCTGGATTTGATGAAAGTAAACTCAACAATCTTTCCATTGATTCCTAATCCTTCAGAATCCTTTAACTTTGTTCCATCGTCAACTCTGATAAGGTTATTTGCAAGATATAATCCAGCATTACCACCAGGAAGAGTTTCATCGGGTTTTAACCAACCAATCTGAGCCTTTGTCTTTGCAAATGGATTGATATCAACCTTAGGATTGATATGGTTGATTACAAAGAGAATGATATTTGCAGCCTTAAGCTTTGGCACAATTCTCTTGAAGATTGCAGAGTTTGTCTTAGCCATTGACGTTGCACTCATCTGTCCAGATAATTCCTCTTCTTCTGTAAGCTTCTCTGGTGTAAGCATTGCTAAAGTATCCAGAATATATACCGTAGGAATCATCTTGTAAATCTTTTCACCCTTAGTAGAAAGCTTTCCGGTATCATATTCATAATCTGCTTTATTAGCAATCTTCTCTTCATAGATAGTTTGAATTCTCTGATAGAAATTCTCAGCAGTAACTGCAGCATTTCTGTAAATCAATCTATGTTCAATCTCATCTGGACCGAATCCTGTAAACAACTCTCTTCGAATCTGGTTAGAACCACCTTCAATGTCATCATAGAAGATTACAGCATTTGGAAATGGTCTAACAATGTTAGCAGCAACCTGTAATGTGAAAGTCGTTTTACCAGAACCAGGACGTCCAACAATCATATTTGAAGATCCGTCTGCAATACCAACAGAATTGTATGACATCTCTTGTCCATTCTTTAATGAAACATGAACCTTATATCCATTAGCAAAGTCAAATGGAAGAAATCCAGTCGAATACATAACGTCGAACTTTCCTTCTTCCATTCGAGGATCCTTTGTCTTGCTCATCTTCTCTCTAAATCTATCAGCCAATAGTCCCATCATATACCTCCCAATATTAAAATAAGTAAAGTAATAATATGTAAAAAATGTTGTAAGAATTAAAAATAAAGAGTATACCACTTATAGCGGTATACTCTCATAAATTATAGATGATCCATACCAGGAGTATCGTTGCTTTCTACACGATCAGGAACAAATTCTACTTCCATATTTGTAATGTATATAGTAATTTTATTGGCTCCTCTGTTATATTCTTTTATCAAATTATCATATGTTCCATTGCTTGCTATATGCATATCCGGCAATCTAAATTCTCTAAACTCACCGATATATATACTTTTAACCCTTCCAGTATCTTCACAATACCACTTCCCATATTTCTTTTCATTGGTATATCCATTGTTGTAAGATGAACTATACATAATCAACCTTACAGGGGCAGAATTGTTTATTTGCATATACATTGTTAACGGTTTTATATTTTTTGGCAACCATAATGAATACCTGCCATATATTCTATCTTTATCATTTCCCAATAGAAAAAAGCTTGTATAATTTCCAACATCCTCATTATTGCTGATTTTGCAGATATATTTTCCAGTTTTATCATCCTTTTCTGCAGAAACTATTGCTAAATTTTGTCTAAGTTCGTGTGTAAATGATGGTTTATAACGATATAACGCATCGCTACTATATTTTCCAATAAAATTCTCACTATCAAAAATCGTAGAGTCATTCCACGGAGTTAATATAATAGGAAATACCGAAAATGGTTCTTTGTTACCATTATAATAAGCATAGTCTGAAATCTTTAAATATGCAGAAGCCTGTTCTTGGTTGGGTTCTGAAACAGTTATACATATATTTTTTCCACTCCTAATCGCATTTTGATACTCGCTATAATATATATTATCATTTTCAGATTCTGTAAATTTTGTACAATCCATCTCTAATGTTTCTTTATTTGTATATTTCCTAGAACTGTACATCTTTAGGTTAAAAAATATACCGATAGATCTAAGTGAATAAAAGAAATTTGCACTATTTTTTACATAGTTACAGAATGCACAAAATGGCGACATTGTATATACAATATTATTTATGAGAAGATTAATATCACTGTCTGTAATATTACCGCGATTAATATTTTCATTGAAAATTATCATTCCTTGAATGTAGTTTTCTCCATCTTCGTCATTACCGTTCAATATCCAATTATAAATCGCTTTTGGTGATTTTAAAATCACCTCTTTTATATATTTCTCATTTATAAGAGATACAAAATTATCACGATTCATTGTAATAATATCTGACAATTCTGTTGCACCGGTTCCGATACGTTTTATTTTCTCATACGATTCTTCAACAGTTGGAATTACACCATGTTCTAACACATCGGATGCTCTATACCCAAGTTGAAGTTTATTATCAATTGTATATGCTGGAGATGCAGCGGGCTGAATATTTTTAGCTCTCATTGAATCCGTTATATGCCCCTCTGTTAGATAAACTATATCGCTACGGTTATTATTAAGATTTATTCTACTACTCATCTCATCAATGTTAGTCTCTATGTTATCTTTTAAATCATCTATATAATTTAAAATATTTCCCCGAAAAGAATCAGTTTTTACTTCAACGTTTTCTGCACTAGTTACAATATTTACAGGGTTAGATTCATTCGTCTCCCCATTTTTAACAGCTATTCTGATAGAATTTAATTCGTTATTAGGCATTAGTAAATCTCCTTTTGAGTTATAATTTAACTTACGGTTTATATAAAAGTTTCGGGATATTCCGAATATCGGAATATCCCTATTTCTTATAGTTTAATAATATTTGTATATGGAACTTTCTTTGAATCTAACTGAGAGATTCCTACACCGTTTAATGGGAACCCTCCAAGATTATCTACAATAATACTTCTGTAGTCGACAATAAGTTCTATCCATCTCGGAACTGGAACGTCTAATGGAAGTGCTATAGATTGAAATTCTTTTGATTTCAACAGTTTCACGTCATCATTATTACATTCCTTAATCCCCAATAACTCTAAGAATCTTTCATATTGATATGGAAACTCATCTTTAAGCTTTTCTACCGTAACAGCATTTACAACAATCTTGATGATATCTACAGAATTTCTTTCTTTGACATCGATAGCTGAAAGATGTTCGTCTTTTACATAATTCCATAACAGCAATCCTTTAACACCGAATACTCTTAATGGATTCTCATATGAATCCAAAGACTTTATTGTTGCTGGTTTGTAGTAATTCTTAGAACCATTCATGATATTGGTATAAATATCATTCTCAAGAATTGCCATTTGTTTGATAATATTTGTTCTATCGATATTATCCGCTAACAAAATATCTTTTAAGAGTATCTTATTGAGTCGATCTCTCGTTGTTTTAGGAATAACAGATTTCACCAGACAGTCTATTCCCTTAACATCTGGCACTCCACCAAGATAATTACCTTCTTGAAGCTGCTGGAGTGAAGCATAGTGCTTTTTAACATTTTCCAATAATACTCTTGTCATAAAGAACTCATTCTTCATAACGATTGCACAATCAACATCGTTCCGATAAGAACCAGATTCTTTTGTAAAATCTATCATGTACAGATTGATTACATCTGTTAGAATATAACACATGATATTTACAAGAGAGAACTTCATATTCTCTTGAGGAATTGTTTCAACCGGATTGATCAACTTATTTATCTCAATCTTCTCCTGATTAAAGAAATCGTAATCATACTCCGGTTCTTCAAAAGTTATACAATCAGAGATTCCACTATTTATCGGATCTCCCCACTCATCTCTTTCAAAGAACGATATTGGGAATCTTGAACTCTGAATATCTTTCAAATACTCAGGAACTCCTTCTTCACTCTTTTCACATTTCTCAACGAGCTTTGCAACGTCTATACTCTGATGAAGAATCTTGAAATCGTATCCGGAAAGATATTCGATATTGTAATTATACCAAGCATCTAAAGATACGAAAGAAGAGTCTGTATCTGATATCAAAGAAATCTTCTTTATCATGTTCTTATTTCTATCCATTCTATCATAAATCTGATAGCAATAGAACACATACTCCAATAACAAAGCTTTCAATTCATCAAGATATGGACGAATTCCGACTGGTGGATATGCTGGATCCATATACGGGAAATCCATATTTTCAAATATCTGAAACATAAGATTTCTGGCATATGCTGTATCCATAATACCATAAAGATTGTTCTTATAATACAATCTGTTTAGTTCTGTTTGAGTACAACTCTGAAGAATCTTTAAAACAATATCCATATCTTCTGTGGTCGGTACATACTTGTATCCACAATTCAAGATAAGCTTATTGAATACTTCATATACATCAACAAAACCACTTTTGCCAAGAACAACTTCGTCATCAAACTTCCATTCTTTGTACTCTTTTCTTACATTATCAATGAATACAAGAACATCATCCAAAGAACCAAACTTAACGTTGTTTCCAAGGAACATCTCGAAACACATAATTGCTGAAGATATCAATGACCGTCCCATAGATGTTACACTTGGAGCAACGTTTAAGTCGAATAAGAAAGAAACTGCAAGACCGATTAATCCATAGATTCCGTTCATATCAATCTTGTCAAGTTGTTGTAACAGATTAAACCGTTCGAATTGTTCACTCCCTTTTGGATATTTGAACATCTCTTTCTTATGCATCTTTCTCAACTTTGCAAAGTTCTGAATAACACTAATCATAGGGTTTTGAGAATTTGCATGAGTCTTAAACATTACACCATAAGATGTAAGTATTGTTTCTTTCTTAGTAATATACTCTAAGATTTCTGCACCAGAAAGATCAATGTTCTTTTTGATGTAATTATTCCGAAGATATGCCTCAAAGTCCGTAAACCGTTTCTTTACAGAATAATCTACGATATTCTTTGCATCAGCTTCTGTCATATTGCTATCATAAGATAACAACAATCTCTTCATTACACTTTTGTATTTGTCCAAATACTTATTATTCATACAACAAACCACCTCTCCTAAAGATTAAACATAGTTCCACATAATGTCAAAGCTTTCCTCATATGTATCGTCATATCCATTCTCTTTTGCCCATGAGATAATAGTAGACTTAACATCTGAAAACTTTGCTGGAATTCTATAGATATCTATAGGTTTGAAGATAAGTAAATCTCCTTTTACGTTCGCTTCATCGTACACCCCGGTAACAATCTTGTCAAATCGTCTACAATGATTGTAATTAAAATCCACAATAGTCTCTGTGATTTTATCAGACATTGTTGAAGAGCTGCCACCAAAATAGTCTTGAACAAATACTGTTACAGGACAGAAGATGGATGCCTTTTGTTTATCTGTCCACTTGCTCCACTCAGCTAACCATTTATATCTTGGAGGATATTTATCGGGATTCTGACTTCCCGTATTTTCTCTTCCATTACCATCATTACCGTCCACAGATGGTTCAACAATTATATCTTTCCCATCCTTATCTTCATTCTCTTTAATAATATAATCCATACTCTTATCCTTTCAAAAGCGAAAATGTGTCTATACTAAGATGTATTTTTATAAATAGAAACTAATTAATAAATGTCTCGTAACGGGATATTTGTAGTTTCTATTTATTGCAATATATAGAAAAAAGAAAATATTTCGAAAGGAAGAAGAAAATTATGTATAACGAATTTGATGCATCATTACTTGTTGAGCAGTTCCTTGCAGATGATCTTACTCATAACGCAACACCGGATCAGGTTAAAGAATTCTGTAAGCCAGGTGGACTTGGAGAGGGTCTTGTTGAAGCAGGAATCATGACCAAGAGAACTCTTGTTAGACTTTCTAAGAAGGATGACCTTGACAGACGTACTACCATGGCAGCATTCTCTATTGCAAGAGCAAAGAATGACCCATTGTGGAAGAAGCTGACTGTTATCCAGGCTAAGAGAAAGGAGCTTATTGGTGCTATTAAGCAGAAGTATGCTTCTGTATCTCGTAGAACTGCTGACAAGGGTCAGAAGGAATACATCAAGACTATGAGAAAGGTTCCCGTGAGCTTTGTAAAGACTGGCGGAGCTGACCGTGTTTAATTATTAAGATGCTGCTTAACAACCATGACTGATATAGTCATGGTTGTTATTTTGAAAATTTTTAAAGGGAGGGGAACATGCACAAACCAACGCCCTATGGAACATATCCACTAGTGTTGAGACATTACAACACACCAAACCCAAGATCTGGAGAGCTTTTGTTCAATTACGAAGATTTGAATTTATATGTTTGTAATAGAGCAAACAACAATAAAATTACTCCAGTATCCAAATTGATTTATGACAAGAGTTTAAATGCTGCAATGGATAATGCAAACATCATATATGCGACGGAACGCACAGTTGATAGTATTCCAGATAGAGGAATCAATAGCTTCTATCTTATCGGAAGAGGTTAGGAGAAGTTTATGAACTTTGAAGAAAATATATGTATAGACTCATTTAAATTTGCAACAAATGCTCCGATAGACTGTAGATATGTTGTAGAAGACATTAAAGATATTGGTGACGATAAAATATTTTATGATGGGTGTATTACATATATAAAAAATATAGATACCTATATAATGCATAATAATGGCAAGATACAACCACTTATTATGCGTCATAAGATAGCTAATCTTGTACCAATGTTGTCAGAATTAAAATACAAAAGTAACCCATTTGGAAGTAGTACAGAACCATTCGTAACAGAAGATAATATCACTACAGAATATTTGTTTACAGATTATACGACGAGTAGTAATGCTTCAAGTTACGATAACAGGTTACGAATACCATATTTCGATATAAGCAAGGATTACAAAAGCTCCTACTATGAGAATATATCATCTAATGCTAACACAGTATTTAACAAATACATGCGTGGACATGATTGTATAATGGATTTTGAGCATAATATATTTGTATCAAAAACTTGTGAGGCTGTATATTTTGATGGTAATTATACCGTTCTGAAAAATGTGGTATTTTTTAGTTTTGGAAGATTGTTCAATCCAAACACTTCCATAGATGCAAAAGTCGATCCTGTGAAAGAACTATCTGATGATAATTTTAGATTAGTAAAATTATTGTCTGATAATGTATCAGCATTAGCAGAAGCTGTAGAGCGTATTGGTACAAAAGTACTTACAGAAACTGCAGATCAAGAAACGCTAAATATTATACATTCTTTAAAGAGTAGTATTACCGATGGTCTTGAAAGAGAGATTGGATCCGTTAGATATAAGATACAAAATAGGATCAATACGCGTAATACATATACGTCATATAATGAACAATCTAAACTCAAACCAGTTCCTGCTCCAAAAGAATATGAACATCTGGAAGAGCAAGATTCTAGAAACGTAAATGTAATCCAACATTTATAAAACGCACGAACAAAATGGCATAGGTACATTTGTACCTATGCCGATTTTTGTCATCTCTATTTAGTTTTTATCGTCTTTAGATTCAGATTTCTTATCTTCTGCCTCTGCTTCCTTCAGAGCTTCAGAAGCTTTTTCTCCAAGGGAACCAGCCATTTTGAGTGCAAGTTTTACTATAAATTTAGTAAAATTCTTTGTTTCTAATGCTGGCACTATTACACTAGACATCTTTGCAAATGCCGCAGCGATGACCAATTTATATTCAAATGGTAGATTATGACCCGTGGAAAGAATCCATCTATATACGGCGTTTGTTAGTATTACGGTAAAAATTCCCAACGTAAAAGGTACTACATATCTCATTCTCTCCTTAGCTGCAGATTTCTTTATAAATTCATCAGAATAGCATATAATAAAACCGACAGTAGCGGAAATAACATAGTTGGCAATTATAGAACCGTAATCAATCATAAATGTTGAAAAATTCATCCTATACACCTTTTCCCTCAGACCTCATGACCATCATGTTCACTCTTGGTCTGAAATTTTATCATACCATATTTAAACCCTCCTTGATTTTAGTTTTGATGTCATGTAATTCGAAGTTACTTATTTTTTCCGATAGGATCTTTGGATTCTGAATCATCTGCATCTTCTTCCAGGTATTTTTCTCTAGCATTATTATAAGATACCGCAAACCATAATCCATAACCGAACATTGAGATACATGCCATAATAAGGAAGATATTGATTAAATTCATAACCTGATTATAGTTGTATGCAATAGTATCGGTTTCATCCATATCGAAAAAGTCCGGATACAAATACTCTATCCAGTCAACCATGTTTATTTTTTGAACAATAATAATCTTATTGTTCACACTTTTTGGAGAACCTGCTACGTCGTATTCTCCAAAGATATTTCCCGTCTCGGTAATGTATTTAGGAACAAGAACTTCATAGCTTTCAAGTTCTTCTTTTGTTCCATCGATAAGAATTTGATCGAGCTTCTTTAAATCAATTCTGGATGTGGTTTTGTAATCATCATCGGCATCAGAGGGTTTACGAGCCTGCCAAATGATTAATCCCTTATCCTGTATTTCCAATTGATGTAAAGCTCTTAGGCTTAGCTCCTTGTTATAGAAATCGTTGGTAATGATATCTTTCATTTTTATCTTGGAGCCTGTTTTGATAGGGTCTTTCAAATAGGTATCATCTTGGTTGTAGGATGCAACAAGATATCCATTTACTAATACGAATATATTATTTCTGTTCGGATCAACATACCCATTTGCACTGAATATGTTTGTTCGAAGTTCCTTACGAAGTATATAATCAAATACATCGTAATTCGTATTTAGTGTTAATGCGATCTTCAATCTTTGTAAGTCTGCTTCTTTTTCAACATCGGCGTTAATTTTTTGAATGGAAGAATTCAATTCGTAATCTGCTATATAGTGAGCGTTTTTCAAAATAGAATTAAATTCTCTTACTCTCGTATTTTCGACAACTATTCGTGTCTTATCGATGAAGTTCAAGAATACTCTACGAGCCCCCAATAAGCTTACTACGATTATTGCAAATAGAATGACAATAAGCATGTAGCTTCTTTTGAATTTCTTTGTAAAATCCTTTTTAATGTTCACATACACTCCTCCCTTTAATGGAATTTTGGCTAATTTGGTAGGGTGTGCGGGGTTCACCGAACACCCTGCTCTAATTGTCACAGTCTTACATTAAATACTCCCATTTCGCCATTAGATACTACATTACTACTCTGTCTATCATATTGGGTCACGTTCGTTTTGTTTGAAACATTGACTACTCCGTATCTTGATCGGTGTACGATTTCTCCTTTACCATTCTTTACTACACAGCATGGATTGGTATCACATACCTGTTTAGCATAGGTTAAATTTGGAGCTTCTATGGAGTTAGCACTGTTTCTTACATTGATGACGTAATATCGATCTACCGTTTCGGGTTGATTCATAATAACGTCTCTTATGATTACTTCTCTCTTACTTTCGCCGTTCCCGTTGATTTCAAAGAATTCTTTTACAAAATATTCAAACTCCTGAGTACTTATACCTACTTTATCGGAAATGATCACCACAGAACTACACTTCGTTGTAAACCAACCATAAGTCGAGTCTGTAGCAACCACTTTTCCAAAGTCGCTGTCATCTAAGAGATCTTCGATCCTCTTTTTATCCTCTTCTGAAGTTGTAACAAATGTAACATCATTTCCGAAGTTTGAGATGTCTGTAATTACAATCAGACCAAGAGAACCATCTTCGATCATAGAGACATTATTATCGATCGAATCTTCCTTTAGCGTTGTCAATTTATGATTTGATACTTGGATAGGAAACTTCATTCTCCCAGTAGTATCATAGCAATAAATGTTAGCCATTTTGTTTTCCCCTTAACGTGTATGCATTTTAAATGTTGGCGATGTCGATACATCCAAGAATTGCAGAGATATCTTTTCCGTTCAATTTTTCCGGATCATTAGTCTTAGAGATTCTGACTCTTCCATTATTTACATGAGCATTGTACATGTAAAATGTTCCGGTCACCTTAGTAAATGGTGTAGCATCGGTATATTGTTTATATAGTGGACATCCTGTCAATTGAATCAATTTACCAGGGTGACAATGAATATCTTTCTTCTCAGGAACAATATTTAATTCCTGATCAAATACAATTTCACCATCTTCTCCAGCAAACACTTTATATCCAGGATGTTTCTTTGCTTCTGCAATTGCAGCATTCTTATCTTTAGTAACTAAGATTTGTGAATCCTGATCTTCCCATTCCACTCTAACACGGTATAATACTGGTGGGGTTACCTCTTCCTTTGTAATAGGTTTGCTAACAACATTGTTGTTTAGCCTCTTCTTATTCGCCATATTATACTCCTTTACATAAGTTTCTATTTCTTTATCTATGTTGTATAACCCATTCTCCTCGATAATGCTGATCATAATATCGTGGTAGGTTATAGAACTCTTGTTAATTCCCCTCTTAACGGGATAGTCATCTCTATTGCAGAGATTATAAACAGCTTCTTTATAATCCTTAACCCCAATGATATTTTCATAAAGTAAAGGACCTCTATCAGAACGTCTTGTTTCTGTTAAATAAGAAACGTAATCGGCAACGGATTCTTCGATACTATTATACACTTTAAATAGCTCTACATGTTCTGTACAATCTTTCTGGTGCTTATATGTTTTTCTAGAATTTCTAGAGAAACATTTTCCGGTCCAGTTTGTATCAACCTTAAGGTTGTACATACTGTTTGCTACACCATATAAATCCATAGTTCCCCAAGACGATTCTATTACCGCATTAGCAATAATCAACGATGGTAATACATTATTATTGTAACCATATTTGACAGCTAATGGTATAAGAGCATTAATAAACGCATCATTATTCATATTTGTACTTCCTTTTAATCGTTTGATTACTGATATGTTTTTCGAAATTCTTGAAATATATATTATATAGGTGATACCAAGTGTATATTTCTTAAGGAAATGGAGGAAAAACGTAATGAAAATTAAGTTTTACGACGAGTATGATCAATGGACTTATGGAGGTGAGTCCTTCACCCAACGATTCGAGCCGGTGGTTACAGCCATAATAGAAATAATAGCGGATGCGATCACCGGCTTAATAATGATGATCATAGAGATTGTTCAAAAATAAAAAGAAATGGGTTAGGACAAACGTCCTAACCCAATATCTATTATTTTTTTCTTTTGAACTTAGCATACTTCTGAGGCTTTGGAGCAGAATGATTTTCTTGCTTCTTCTCCTCTACAACTTCCTCTTCTTCCGGCTGAGCTTCTTCGGATTCTTCAGCAGATTCATCTGCAGAAACTTCTTCTGTCTCAGATTCTTTTTCAACTTCCTCTTCAACAGTCTCTTCCGCTGGTGCAGGAACTTCTTCTACAACAAGTTCAGACATATCTACAGTAGCTTCCTTAGCTTCTGGTTCGTCATCATATTTGATGATAACATCATCTGTATATGCTGTAATAAGAGCATCATAATTCATAGCATTTATCCGCATCCAAACCTGGTTGAATACTTCTAAACTGATATTGAAAATGAGTCTACTAGCAATAGTATAGGAGACGTTATCGATCTCGATGAATTCCTTATCTGTAGAAAGCTGTTCTCTACTGATAAATCTTCTGGATGATGCTTTACAAGCATCCTGACGACTCATACGAATCTTTCTTAGGTTGGTTGAATATGGCATTTTGTTCTCCTTTTATAATGTGCTATGCTATTTTACAGATGATCCATCTCTGCAGTTGCACCACTTGGATTGGTGTTAGCAGCAGAAGCTGCCGCTTCAGGCTCAGAACTAGATGGTGGCATTACAGCCGGTTCTGCTATAACAGGCTTCTTTGGTCCTCTTACACTAGCAGCTCTAAAAGTGGAAACTCCTGCTGCAGCAGCTCCGGGAGCTACTGGGGTTGGAGATGCGGCTACCGAGCTAGACTCAGTTTTTTTTTCTTCTTTTTCGACTGGATATACAGGAACTTCCTCGAAAGCCTTGAATTTTGCATCGGCAACCTTAGGAAGTAATTCAACCTTCAGTGTAAGATTCTCACTCAATACGACTTCCTTAGTATCAACAGTAACCTTTCCGGTAAGTCTTAAAGTTTTCGGATACTCTTCTCCTAAACCGATAACGTTATTACCAGCGATAACAGTAGCAGTCTTATCATTTACAACAATCTTTGGCTCGGTAATGTTGCTCGCATTAGCCAGAACATCATCATATCCAATTGCTAAGAAGTAACCCTTCTTGTAAGTGTTGCTCTCTGCAACATCATCAGCAATGTAGTAAAGGCTTCCGTGAAGAACTCCATCTTCTACGGTAAGCTCACCAAACTTCTTAGCTTCAGTTGTAGATGGTGTAACCTTTAAAAGAGAAGTCAGCTTGCAATATCCAAGAGTCTTAGCAACATCTGTTACTTCCTTGAACTTTTCTGTATCAAGAGGCTTACTCTCGTTAAGAGCTTCAAAAGCATCCAGAGCGTTTTCCATAGTAAGAGGATAATACTTTCCAGCATCATCGATAACATACAGATCTGCGGTGTCAAGAATGTCATAAAGCTGCTTAGGATTCTTTACGGTAACAACTGCGAAGTCACCATCATTACGAATAGCCTTCTCAGAAGCCTTTCTTGTAACGTGCTTAGCTTTTACTGCAACTTTGATACCCTTTGTGTCTTTGTTTAATACAGTTCCCATTTATATATCACCTTTCTTTTTTTATTCTTCTGAATCATCAAGGTCTTCATCTTCTTCAGATTCACCTTCATCATCAGTGTCCATAATATCATCCACATCTAACTGTTTTGCAGCATCGATCATATCATCGAGAGCAAAATCGTCAAATGTAATATCTTCGACAGCATCTGCCAAATCATCAGCAGCTGTATCGAGTATATCCGCTTTTGGTGCAACATCTGAAGTATCAATAGTAATATCTATTGTATTGATACCATTGATCA